AATTCTTCATAATCTTCTTTATTCCTAAAATGAACATAGACTGTCTTATATGTCTTTTTATCTTCCTGTTCAAATTCAGGCATACCTTTCCAATGTTTCTTCCATTCTTGATCAGGCGTATCTTCTACTTCACCTTGTTCAATACCAAGCTTGTCAATAATAGATACTTTCTCAGACTTGCCTATCAGATTGTCAAATACAACGCTTTCTTTTAAAGACATTATCTTTTTCCTTGTCTTGATATTCTCTTGATAAGTTTTTCCTGCTTTCTTTTAGCAGTCATTAATGATACTTTACCTACACGATCAATAAACTTAATACCATTCATATGATCTAATTCATGTTGGAATATACGAGCAGTTACACCACTAAATGTATGTTGCATAGTTCTTCCAGATGCATTTTGATATTCTACAGCAATTTCGGTTGCTCTGTCAATAGTTAAAAACAAACCAGGAAATGACAGACAACCTTCTTTTTCTTTATTGGAACTATCTTTTGTTCCTTTAATTTCTGGATTAAAACAGATAAAATCTGGAGTCATGACAAATACTCTATATGGCAATCCACATTGATTTGCAGACAATCCTAATCCATCATATAATTTCATTGTTACTTTTAATCTACCAGCTAATTCAACAGGATCCATGGGCGGATTGTTGAAATCAAATAATGGCATTTTCAATCCTAAAAGATAATGATTATCATCATATAGCGGTAATGGATCATAATTTTTAACAGATTCTCTAGGATCTGTATTAATAACTAATACTTCTTCATTCATTTTACCATCCTTGAAAAGTTTTGTACTTTCTCAAATCTAATTACATTAGAAAACTTGTCTTGTAATATATCACCTTTATGAGATATAACAAACAGATTAACATCATTCAGCATATGCAATATCTTCATTAATTCTTCGGTTCCTGAATTATCTAATGAAGAATCAAATACTTCATCCAATATCAATAGATTAGTATTTGTGGAATTCTTGAGTTTTGCTATAGCTCTCCATGTCAACATCAATGACATATCTATACGTTGTTTTTCACCTTCAGAAAATGATTCATAACTGAATTCATCACGGTGTCTTGACTTTATGGTTTCTTTAAATGATTCATCAAGATTGAAATTAACAAAAAAGTCCATAGAAGCCAAGTATTTGTTGACATACTTGTTTATTATAGGAAGATATTGCCGAACAATCTTTGTCTTGATTCCTGAATCTTTCAAAAGAACAGATGCAACGTCCAGATAGTTTTTCTGCTCAATAAGAGTTTTCAGTTTATCCTCAAGTTCTTTCTGTTCATTCTTTAATTCTTCAAGCTTGATCTCTTCTTTTGTATTTACTTTACTTGCTTTCTTTAATACACCTATCTTTTCATTCAACTTTGTATTGAACTTGTTTATTTCTGTTATTGATGTATTGAAGGAAGTTACTTTGGACTGAAGATCATTGATTGATTTGACAAGATTATCAATCTCATTGATTCTTGTATTAACCGCAGTTATTTTCTTTTCAATATCTTCTAGTGCTGTCTCGCATTCAACAATTTTATTATTTTGTGCTTCTATTTGTTCTGTTTTGAATTGTTGTTGAATACTTTGCCTACAAGTCGGACAATTGTCATTATTTTGAAAAAACTCAAGAGTCTTTTTATGCTTTGAAAGATTACCTTCAATGCTTGCTTCAAATTGAGCCAACTTCTTGGACTTATCTTTGACTGTTTCTTTGTCTGTGATTCTTCCAAGAAGTTCTTCAATATTTTGTGTTGTTTTACTGATAGAGGCATTTATCTTTTCTATCTCAACATTATTGTTAGCAATCTCTTTTTCATATGAGACAATCAAATCTTTTTCATTCTGATTCATTGACTCAATGAACTTTTTCTGCATATTTATTTTATCTGTACATGATTCAATCAATAATTTTGATTGTTCTGTCATATCTTTATTATCAACAACTTTTGTTTTCAGAATACTATTCATTGTTGAGAAAATCTGGATATCCAACAAATCTTCAATAATGGACCTTCTATCAGCAGCAGTCAACTGCATGAATGGTGTAAATGATGCAGATCCAAGAATAACAATCTGTGTAAATGACTTGAAATTAAGCTTGAGAATAAATCTTTCAAGAAAATCTTGATAGTCTCTATTAGCAGCATTCTGGTTCAATAAAACATCATCTTGATAAATCTCAAATACATTAGGCTTGATTCCACGAACAATCTTATATTGTTTATGATTCAGTTTAAACTCAATCTCTACCAAACAATCTCTTTGATTAATAGTATTCAATAACTGAGGCTTATTAATCTTTCTGAAAGGTTTACCAAATAGACCAAAACACAATGCATCAAGCATTGTACTTTTACCAGCACCATTGGTTCCAATAACTAGAGTATTTGCAGCTTTATTAAGATTTATTTCTGTGAAATAGTTACCTGTACTGAGGAAATTACGCCATCTTATAGTTTCAAATAAAATCATTCACTCGTTTCCGTATTTAATGCTTCCACATACAATTCTTTCATGAAAGACTTCAGTTTATCACCATTAACATTCAATGTCAATGAATCAATATGTTTTGAAAGAATAGTCATAGTATCTTCAGCAGAATCAACTTCATCAACTTCTTCATTTTCAATAATATCTGTGAAATCTTCCACAATACTAATATCCATTGCTTCAGCTTTATATAGGGAATCAATAACAGTATCAAAAAGATATGGATTCTGTTTATTAACTACAATCACCTTTACCATTGTATTTTTATATTCACTCATATTCATAGCTTGCCAATATTCCATGGTTTGTTCAGTGTCATCATACTTGATTTTATGGAACATTTTATATGGATTACGGATGAATTTAAGTTCTCTTGTTTCGGTATCAAAGACATGAAAACCGCGAGGATCATCATAATCAGTCCATGTCATTTCATATTGATTACCTAGATATTGAATAGTACCATCGCTTGACTTATGATGAAAATGACCAGAAAGAACCATGTCAAATCTTTCAAACATCTTTCTGTCAAGACCTTCATGGCATACATTATTTCTATCCATTTCAAAACCTGCAATCTCAAAATGTCCAAATACAATCTCAACATTAGCTGATTTAAGAAGATCAATACTTTCCGCATAATTATCGTCACATATCCATGGCATCAATAATATTGGCAACCCATCAAACTCAACAATCTTAGGATCTTCATATATAAAAGGTTCATTAACACCATCATATGTGGAACACAGATTCCGTATTGCATTTACTTTATTGGTATTCTTGTAATAAGTATCATGATTACCAATCAGTATATGGGTATCAATCTTTCTTTCCCATAATACTTTCATGAATCTATTCTGGAAATCATTGGCAATGTTATGGTTAATAAACTTTCGTCTATCTACAACATCGCCAAGATGAACTACAGTCTTTATCTTGTGTTTATCAAGATATGGAAAGAATATATTTTCCCAGAATAAAAAGAAGTATTCATTAAAGCTGAGATTATCACCACGCGCACCGAAATGGGTGTCGTTTATCAAAGCTATTTTCATAATTTATTCCGATAAAAATTTTTCAATACCTTTTACTTTTTCCTTTTTCTTCTTTTTGGTATCTTCAAAGGTTTGAATGAATCGTAGGATATTATCATGAAGTTCAAATTGTGTCAACACTTTACTATCTTCAAGTTCCATTATTTCATCATCATCTAAGATTCCGAATTGTTCTGTTGCTTTGTATTTTACATATAATTGTTTCTTTTCTTTCTGGATTCGTCTGATAAAAGCATAGTAAATTATCTGTGTAAAGTATGCAAATGGATTTTTTGATTTTTCTGGATCAAAATTATCAATATACTGAATACAGTTTTCTACGCCATCAGAAATCATTTCATCCCTAAAACTATAGGAAATGAAATTAGGTTTCCTAGACAAATGTTCCGCTATTTTGAGAAAACATTCACCAATGTAATTGGATATAATTGGCTTTGATTTATTTGCTGCTTGCGCTTCTTTAACTTTCTTCCGATAGTCTATTAAAGCATTGAGGAATTCCTCGTTTGATACATAATGGTTACCCTTCATCATATTTTCCTTATTTTCCACTTGACAGGATTTTCCTGTCTTGTATAATGGTTGTGCCCTTAGTGCAGAAATTTCTTATCTATATGCATTGATTCAAACTCTTCTGATTCTTCATGTAGTGATTCAGTCATCTTAGTAAGCTCTTCACGGAGCATTATATCCTTTTCATTAGAATAACTATTTTCTTCAATGAGAAGATTTTCATAATATTCAATAAATTCTGCTTTTGGTGTCATGACAGTAATAATATCTTCTGAATATACTTCTGTCTGATTTGATTCTAATAATTCAGCAGGTAACCAAGGTGTCATAAACAAAACAGATTTGCCATTTGGCATTCTACGAAATACAATTCTCATAGGATTGATTAATAAAGCACAACCCTCTGTTTCTGTAGATTCCATACTTGCAACAATATCTTCACCAGTTACCATTCTAATAATTTTTGTCTCTTTATCCATTTTTCAACTCTATGTTATAAAATCTATATTTGAATTTTTCTTCATCATATACCTTGATTCGCTCAAGAAAATGATTTAATGTGAAATTAGTAAATTTGCCTATCCTGAAATCATCAGCTATATCAAACAATGTGGCATCAGTCTTTTCAGTTCCTTTACGCAAACCTCTACCAATTGATTGAAGATTCCTAATTCTTGACTTTGAAGGCGAAGAAAATATAATATTGTGCAAATTGACAATATTAATACCAGTTGAAAATGTTCCATATGACGCAATAATAATCGCATCATTCTCTTTTTCAGTAATGGCTCTCACTCTTTCTCTTTCATCAGTCTCTACTCCACCATGAATAAAAAATACCTTTCTATCCTTGGCAACTTCTAAAATCATATTATACAATATCTGTCCGTGCTTTTCAACAAACTGATACAATAATAGAGTATTACCATTCAATGAGACAGCAAGATTTCTAATAAATTCATTTCTTGCTTTATTACTAACTATATAGTCTATTTCCTCTTGATAGCTAAATCCTTTGACTATCTTACAACTCTCTTCAGAATATTTCAAAACTAAACACTTAATCCTTAATTCAGCAAGAATCTTCTGGTCCATCAACTCTTTCGTATCTACTGTCTTTTTCGCTAGCCCAAATAAACCTTCTAATACAAGCTTATGCGTTTTGGTCCCATCTAATGTTCCTGTACATCCAATCCTATAATCAGCATTAACCAAATTAGTCATAATAGTAGTCAATGACTTAGCCTTAAATTGATGCGCCTCATCTCCTAATACAAAATCAAATTGCTCAAAATACTCTTTAGGTAAATTATATACAGATTGCCATGTGGTTATTGTAAGGAATTTGTCAGTATTCTTTTCTTTACCTTGGTACTGTCTATGACAATATTTTTCTACATTCCATCCATAATTCTGGAAATCGGAATACATTTGTTCAACCAAAGAAGTGGTCGGAACAATCAATATTCCTTTTGTATGATTAAGTTTGATGAATCGTGTAATCAGATATAATAAAAGTGATTTACCTGATGCTGTAGGAGAAACGATTACCATACGTTTCATTCTGATGGCATCTACAAATCCTTTTATTTGATAATCACGCGGTTGAATAGGAAGCTTTAGTGCTTCTATGAATTGATTAGCTTCTACAACAGAGAAGTTTTTTGCTGTGATTATTTTTGAATCTATATCTAGAGTATATTTTCTTTCTTCGGCAAATGTTTTTATATACTCTATTAAACCATAATAGA